TATCATACTTTTCAAATCCTTCGATGCGGCGGTAACCACCAAAAACCGACGGTTCAAAATTTCGTAATATTCGTGCACTTCCGGGGGCTGTAATACCGTGTTGCAGTTGAGACAGGTTGGTTATCAAGCCACCCTTCAGTTCAAATATGTTGGTATTCCAACGATCTGGCATCTAAACCGCCCTTGCGTAAATATTCTCGTTTACGTTTTGTGTACGCATACGTTTCATACCGGACTCAAACTTTTGAAACGACACACGTGCAGACTCTAAGTTATCGCGAAACATGTAGGCGTAGTACATTCCGCCATCTACAATTACATGTCGGTAACGGAAAGGGATGGTAGGTACGTCAGTGTCGTTTACCAAATCTGCAGGATACATATAATATTCATACTTTACGGAATATGCTGCATCTGGAATAGGTGCAAAAATGATGTCGGTATCTTGTGCACGAACAACGTATTCTGGTGCACTGCCTTGTGATGCTACTTTGTATTCGTCGTCGATGTATCTAGAAACGTACTCATCGTAAGAAAGCTGGCTGAGTTTACGTGCACTTTCAACGAGAGGTGTTGTGCTACGTTCCAAACGAACCGTATCAAAATCGACGTACTTTGCGTTAGTCGGTAGTGGATATCGCATCTGACCTGCTGTTAAAGTTATTGTATCGTAGTTATGATTGAAAGGCCATGCAAAGTGAGATTGGTTAATGTCGCGGATTGCAGCGTTTACAGAGTCCTTTAGCTGTGCGTAGACACCTGTAGCAGTAGCGAAGTTGGCGGCGGTCAGTTCTGTTTCATTTAACCGACGGGCAATATCGTTTGTTAGTCCCAAGAAATCGTATGCCATTTAGTTTTTCTCCACGACACGAATTCGTGCTTCTTGTTCGAACACAGTCGAGATGCTGGTAGTCATACGGCAGATAATGTTGTATTCCTGAAAGTTGGTTCCCAAGCCTAAGTACAAAGTAGCTACCGTGTCGGTGTTTGTGTTTGTTACGTGTTGCAAACCGTTTACAATATCACCTTGATTGAAAGTGATCCATCCGCTAGTTGCATCGTAGATCTTCCAAGCGACACTGCTAATAGTGTGTGTTTCTAAAATGTTGGTCCAGTCGATAGAATAATCTACCTGATCATCTGGATCTTTATCTTGCCACTTGATAGACATTGTTATGCAACCCTTCTTGCTTGTGATGGGGTTAGTATGAATGTTCGAACTTTACTATATCCAAGTACAGGAATGACTAAGTTTACGCCCGTGTACGTTCCTGCTCCGATAGATCCTGTCATACCAGCAGACGTAACACGATGGCTGTTTGATAAGGTGAGGCTACCGATAGAACCTGTAGCACTAACGCTAATCAGACCTTCATCCGGGTTTTCAAATACCGTATTGACGGAGCCTATTGCGGATACACCCGTAAGGGTGCGAGTAGCTGCTACAGTCAATGTCAGGTTAATTATATTAGATGCTTCATTCGTGATTGTAGTAGAACCATTTGTTCCATCAAAATGAAGTAGTGCTTCTGTGTTTCCATCTAAAGAGTATGCAGAAGTTTCAGGTGTAAAACTTGCGGCAGAAAGGCCTGTTGGTGTAGATGCTCTAAACTCATCTATGTATCCTGTAAATTCTTCGGAACCATTTTCTTTAGCCCCAATTACATAGGTATGAGCATTGTACCCTGCACCTGCTTGCTGACCTCTTTGATATCCATCTACAAATACTTCGGTAAAGGCAAACCTTCTTTGTAGTCGAATATGATGCCAAGTATCGTTACTTAATTGTCCAGTAACTGATCTAGTTATAGAACCATCTTTTATTACTTGTAAAGTGCCGCTACTAATGCGTAAAGCAAAACCAGAGTTAGAGTTTTGTCCATCCCACAAATGAGCAGTTTGACTTGTCAGTGTTGAAGAGTAAACCCAAAAATCTACAGCCCACTCTGAACTTGCTAACAGACTTGAAGTGTAACCTGTTGTTACAAAATCGCCTGTTCCATCTAGTAGTAAACTAGCAGTGCCAAACTTCTTTTCTGCTGTAGAAAGTTGTGCATCACCACTTGCTGTAAAAGGTTTGAGAGGATTAAGATTTCCTTGTACACCATCTAAAGTTTTGGTTGCGGCTGGGCCTTTACCTAAAACGTTACCGATTTCGGCTGTAGCCGACACGCCAACAAGACGCTCAGATAAGTCGATTTCAAAACCGTTTACAGCTACGGTTTGAACTTGGCCTGTGCCCTCGACCCCGCCGACTACTTGCGAAGGCGACGTGATACCGTAAGATGCAGCACCGTATTGTCCGGTGCCATATAGGGCATCTGCAGTATCAAACGTAGCCATGTTTAGGCTATCCGAATAACAGCGTTACTTGCGTCGGCTGCAGGGAATTCGATAGTCAAGTCACCTGCTGAAGCACTAACTGTGCCGCCAAAGTCGATTACAGCAATTGCTGCGTTACTTGCGGCTGTGTTGTAGATGATACAGCCATCAGCAGACAAGGTTACGTTGCTGAATACTTCGTCTGTAAAATCAACGATTGCAGTAGTACCATCTGTTGAGATAGTTGCACCGTCAAGAACTTGACCGCCAGTAGTGTAGTTTGTTCCACTTGCTTCGTCAGAGTTTCCTGTTACATCTGAATAGTTGGTTGTTGCTGCACCGTAACTTCCACTAGGGGAAGCTTTAATAAGTGCAATTTTAAGTGAATCGGTATCAAGATCGTGCGTACCGCCCAAAAGTTCAGACTTGAACGACGTGCACATCGCGGTTGTGATTGCCATTGGGTTACTCCTTTAGGGCAGTTTAGAGAGAAGTTTCAAAGAACTCCTCAAGAGATATTGAAATATTTACGGAACTATTTGCGCTTGCAAGGCCGCGTAGCTTATCGCCACCAATCAAATACAGAGGGTAATCGGTTATTTGAAGTAGCGAGTTTGCTGGAAGTTCGACAGTTTCTGCAAGGGTGTAGTAGGTTGTGCTTGCTGCGTCGTACCAGTCGAGACTAAATGTAACCGACGAACTAGATGAATTGTTGATGTAGATGCTGTTTACGTCAGTTGTAAAGCGTGTCGGTACGGTATAGATATCTTGATTGCTTGTGGTAAGTTCTAAAGCAAGGGTGCGTTTCTTACGTTCAGCCATCTTAATTCTCTATGTAAATTATATCAAAGGTAGCCGCTACCCGTAGATCAGCGTTTGAACTATCCGCTACTGCACGAAACTCAATGTCGGTTTTTTCTGGGATAGGCTGTGGACAGGTAATGTCCTGATGGTACGACCCTTCAAACAAATCAAATTTATTTTGTGTGCGAAACACCCCGTTAAATTCGCGTGTCAACATTCGTATCGTAGCAACCTTGTTGTTTTGAACCGTAAAGGCTGTTGTATCTATTTGAAACAAGTATGCGGTATATCCAGCAGGTACAGTCCACAGTGCCATCAAGGTCTGTTGATCAGAGGCAGATACGTATGCGTATGTTGTGCTGCTGTTGGTAATCGTAATGTTACCAGCCGATGCGGTGCTTCCAGATACAAACGCACGGTAGACACGTAAAAAATTGCCTGTAGTTGTTGCAGTCCCTGATGAATCTAATGTTACTGTTTCAGACAATTCTGCGTAGTTGGTGTCCACGCCTTGAATAGTAACTTCTACGTTTTCGTCTGTAGCACCGGAACTGCTTGTTGCTGTCATTGCTACAGCACTTGATGGGTATGCGTACAAACCACCCACGTCCCAAATAGTTTCTTCTGTGTTCTGAATAAGCCCGTTGTATCCAAACTTAAATACACGCTTGTGTCCAGATATCTCCCCACGAGACACTTGCAGATAGTATGGAAAAGATCCTACGCCACCACTAAACGTAATTAGATTTGGATATGAGGTGATGGACATGTTAGCTTACTTTTCTATGACGACGTACTTTTTTAGCGATCTTTTTTGGTTGCTTTGCGACTTGTTTACCAGCCTTAGTTGCTTTTCTTTTAGCACGGGTGGTGGCTGCGTATTCCTTTGCCGAAAGGGCTTTAATAGCTGATGCCGGAAGATAGCGTTCGCCTGTTGCTTTTGGTCCTTGCGTGGATGGTTTTCCACTCTTGGTTCTCCACTTTTGCTTCGTCCAAGCTTTTAAGCTACGTTGTGGTTTTTTAAGAGGCATCGTTCAAGTCTAGCACCTGCTTGTGCTTCTTCCAAAACCAGTTGCCAATAGACGTAAAGGGCTTGCCGCAATACAGCAAACCCCAACCAACATATTTAATCAAACAGCGACGGAAGCGTGTCGTACTCATCTTCCATCCAGTCGAGGGCACACAAGCTGTAATGCGCTGCAGACCAGTCCTTAACAGCCTTATCCATAGCAAGTAGGTCATTTTTAGCGTTTTTAAAAACATATTCTGCTGTCTTCTTTTTTGATTCGTAGGTGTGGCGGAGAGCATCTACTGCAACTTGATCCATGTGTTTCTCC